CGTTGGCGATAGTGAAAACCATGGTTCCGAGTCGGGTGGACTTTTGGTCTTGATTGCTCACTTCGAATGCCCCTTTCAATTGTCGGTACCGGTGTAGGTGCGCCAAGGCACCTTCACGCCGTTTACGAGGAATCCCCAGTCACCGCGCCACTTGCTGGTGATGAAGAGGGTGAAGACGCCGCCGGTGGATACCTGATCGATGCGGTGGTATTCGCCGTGGTTGAGGCGGGCGGTGTCACCTGGGCTTCGAGTCATCATCGAAACTTTGTAGAGGTCGTCTGGCTCTTCCAGCCACAGAAGATGGCCCGGCTTCAGCAGGTCGACGGTGCTAGCAGGCTCCAGTCGTTCTTCGGTATACCCGCCGCGCAGGATGATGGTTCGGGCGTTCCACGGGTGATCATGCAAGTCCCGGTCTTCATCTGGCCGCAGGATGTGGTGAATCCGGAACGACCAGGGGCACCACCAGAACCTCGGCTTGTGCGTGATGCGGCTGTACGGGTTGAACAGCCACCAGCGGCCCATGTACATCTCGGTGCCGTCGGCGGACATGATGTGCTGGTACGGGGTGAGCTTGGCGCGGGCGATGAGCCATTCGGAGATGGCCGGGCGCGCAAGTACCTTGGCGATAATTCGCCAGAAGATGTTCAGCATTGATGGCGTCCTATGCCGGGGCATGCCCGGGCGGTGGATAAGTAGGAATTCAAGCGTTTTATTGCCGGCGCAGGAGTCGTGACGGAATGATCTGGCTATCAAACAAGCCGGAGCCCCACCGAATGAAGCGACTCATTGCTGAAGTGATGTACCAGGTACTTATCGAGCTGCTGAGCCAGATCCTGATGCGCTTGGCTGACTGGCTAACGGCGTGGCCGTTGCTGTGACTACGCCGCGGCTTTCAGTGCCTCGATGATGCGCTGCCCGGCGAGTGGCGGTACCGCGTTGCCGGTCATGTGCATGGTCAACTTGTGGTTGTCCGGCCGGAGCGTGTCTTTCGGGAACGACTGCGCGGCCATGGCTTCGTCAGCGCTGATCATCCGCATCATGTCGCCGTCAACGACTGCCCAGCGATCCAGCGTGGTTATTGTGCCGATCGGGCGGTCAAGGCTGCGACCAGTGAGGCCCGAGCCTGAGCCGTAGTAGGGCATCACGAAGCGATCACCGAAGCGCTCGCGACCATTCTTCACTCGGATCAGTGTCGACGCGGCGCGGCCTGGCTTGTTGATCGGTGACCACTTGCCGGCTTCGAAGTCGATAATCTCGCGGGCCGGCACGTGTTGGTAGCGGGGGAGTTGCAAGTGCAACGGCGCCCTGCTGCGCGAGCAGACCATGAACAAGCGCACGCGGTGCTGAGGGACGCCGAGATCGGCGCAGTCCACGATGTGCGGCGCCAGTGCGTACCCCAGCCGCTGCATCGCGTCAGCCCACGCCGGGTACAGAATCCAGTCCATGAACTCCGGTACGTTCTCGATCACCGCGAAGTCCGGCCGGTTGACCTCGGCGTTCTGTACCGGTGCCCATGCAGTTGAGCGCGAGTTATCGTGCTGAGGGTTGCCGGCAGCTTTGCCACGAGCCTTGGTGTGTCCCTGGCAACACGGGGAGGCGAGCATCACATCGTGCTTCGGCACGTCGGCCCAGTTCGCCTGGTGCAGATCCTGACAGGCGTGGATGGTGTCCGGGTTGTTCCGCGTGTGCCATTCGACTGCCTCGGGCCAGTGGTTTGCTGCCCAGAGAACATTCAGGCCGGCGTTGCGGCCGCCCTTTGTCCATCCGCCGAACCCGGCGAACAAGTCGATTGCTGATTGCATAGGGGATCCTCGCCGGCTGGCGTGATTCTGTGGAATGGGGTATTTGTGTTCGGCCCGGCATGGAGCCGGAACAAGGAGGCTGTATGCGCGCGTATTTGGGTTCACACGACAAGCAAGGCGACGAGTGGTTCTTCTTTCTCGAATTAGATGAAAAAGAGCACAAGTTTTACTTGGTGACCGAGACCATCAGTCGTACTGGTGAGTCTGGCGAGGGCCGAGTGGAACTCTCAAAGGCTTCGGGCAGCCGTGGTTACGGCAAGGCGATGCAGTTCATCAGGAGCCGCCTTTTCGAGGCTCCGGATGTTCGGCGTGAAGCGCCCTAACTCAGTCATCGCTTCCGACCCGCAACGCTTCGCGGTTGTAGGTGATCTTCAATTTCCGCGACACGTTTTCGGGTATCACGTATTCGTGTCGCGGCGGGGTGAGCAGGGGAAGCGCGCCGCCCGGGCCAAGGCTGTGCAGGTGGTGAATCATCAGCGTCATTGCCTCGCCCGGCTCCTCTATGCCGCTCCAGGCCATTAGCTCAGCAAGGGCTTGGCGCGTAGCTGGCAGGGTATGGAACCGAACCTCTACTTCGCCGCGGCTCTTCCTCTTCGCCGCGGCTTTCTCTGACCGTTCCGCATTGCTTTTGGCCATGGCCTACCTCTTCAATTCCGCTGGCCGGCAAGTCCAGCCAGGTCTGTCGGCGGCGCGTGGCCGCCCTGTTGATGGTTCGCTTCACTGAGGCCCCGGGAAGTTGATGCTGTTCTCGCGGGCGATGAGGCGGGCGCGCTTCGTTTCCATGCCCATCTCTTTCGCTGCCTCGATGACGGTGAGGCCTTTGTCGGCCAGTGCCTTCAGCTGCGGCGCCAGTTTGTCGCGTTCGGCGCGCAGCCTGGCTGCGTGGGAGGTGCCGAACATCGCGTCCCGCACACCGGTTGCGCCGGGGTCGACCTGCTTGACCTTGTTGCCGGCGCCGAAGAACGCGTCCAGCTGCTGGTTCAGGTTGTCGATCAGCTGGTCGCGCGGGTTTGGAAGTGGGACGCCGATCATTTTTGATCACCCGTCGGCATGCGCTTAACGCCGCTGGCGCGCGATTCCAGTTCCTGCGCGTAATTGACCGCCTCCTTATAGCTGAAGCGAAAGCCCCGGACCTTGTCGGTGGCCAGCTCCACGATGTGGTACGCCTTCTCACCTTTGGGCACGACCTGGTAGCGAATCTTCTGCACTGGAGGTTCCTTGCCGATTCTCGAATAGAACTCGGCGGTGGCGATTACATTGCGCAGGCGCAGGGCCTGGAGTCCGTCGACGCGCTCTTGCATTGATGGGTGCATTGCTGATCCCTCGGTGGTGGGGTTGCGTGTATTCGTCAGCACTCGGCGCCGCCTGCTGGTTGCCGTTGGGCGCAGGGGAGAGTGCTGACGGATAAACGCGGGGCGAAGAAAAGGCCCAACTGGACGGGAGGGCCTTTTGTGTTGCTCAGATGCAGTGATCTCGGGTGGCGAGATTTTTGGCGGGATCGTTCAGCGCCAGAACGCGGCGACCCCGGCGCTACATCGCCATCGCTCACGGTGTGCACGTTGCGGATCGGTTGGCAGCGCGACGGAGCAGGGCGGTTCTGGCCGCACATGCGCAAGCGCTGCGCCGATCAGGATGATCAGGAGCATATGGATCTCCGGTGAGTGCAGGTGTCCGGCGTCTGCTGGGTTGGCGTCCGCATCCCGATGCACCCTGTCGCCAAGGTGCAGCAGCGATGATCACTCGGCCTTCAGAACTTCAACGGCAACGCGGTAACCAGCTGCCAAGCCGTTGTTGCAATCTGCTTCCTTCCAATTGCCCTCACGTCGTTGAATTACGGCGTTGTCCTCGCACTGTTGAGCGTGCTGCTCGAGCTTCGCAATTGCGTCTTCGTACTTCATGGTCGATCACCTGTCGGTTGTTTTCCCAATGCACCCGGCCAACCAGGTGCATCAGTGAAAAATTCCACGTCCCTTCGGCGCTGCTGGCGCGGTACGGGCTCATTCAAATTTTTCTTCCGACCGCGACACCGTCCGCCGGATAACTGATTCGGGGCTTTACGCTGCGCACCCTAGGACAGTTGCCATCCCTCTGAATCGTTGAGGCCGATTCATCGCTGCCTTGCTGAGGCCGGTAGTTATCCGGCGGTGACTTCAATTTAGAAAACTAAACAGTAGTCGTCAACTTTTATTTTAGAAAACTTAACTGACAAGGCGAGCGAGGTATTTATCGAGATCTTTTTGCCAGCACTTACGCGGTGCAATTTGCTGAGGTATGCTCCTAAAAAAACTGTACATCCATACAGCAATAGGAGAGCGCCCATGTCAAAGTCGAAGCCTGCAGTCAAACACGTAGTGAGTGGTTTAGAGCGTCTTGGTTTGCGCGTCTCTGCAATGATCAATCACCCAATCGCCCAAGAGCAGCGGTGGGTAACGATCCACAAATTGGACAGCGACGGCGACATGGAGTGGGATGAGGTGATGTCGCTGATATCCGAAACCGACGGTATCGAAATGACCTTCAACGACGACGGGTCAGTAACGCTGCGATGGGAGGCATCGTCCGAAGACGATCCACAGGTTCTGGAGCGTGAAGAGTTCACGCTGATGGATGAACCCGCGCCTTTTTGAATCAGCAAAAAGCCCGCATATGCGGGCTTCTTTCGAGCGGGCGTCGGAGGATCAGACCTTGCGAGCATTCCAAACGAGCAATACCTTCGCGTGAATCACTACGTCGTCAATGCGGGCCGTTTGGTTCTCATAGTGTTGGTTATCAGAGATCAGCCGGTAATGGTCCTCATCCAGGCGCATGACCCGCTTGATGTACAACTCTTGGTGCCATGTCAGCAGATAGATGCCCTCGCCAACGAACTCCTTTATTCCCCGGTCTACCACCACCAAGTCTTTGTCATTGATGGTTCCCTCCATCGATTGCCCCCAGCCAGTCACCATCGCTAGAGCTGTCGTCGACGTGTAAGTAACACCCTTTTCACGAAGGATTTCCTCCCTCACGACGAGGTTACGGACTGCTTCGTTGTACTCAGTCGGCACCTGGCCATGACCCATTGCGCCGCGAACGTCGTATTGCGGAATTAGGATCTCTTCCTGCTTCGGCTTGAGGCTCGCGTAATTCACGGGTAGGTACGAAGAGTTCGTTTCTACGGCGTGATCTGCTTCTTCTGCTGCCGCCAGCATTGTCTCTCGTGCCTTTGCCGAAAGCTTTTTCCCGGCGTTCGAGGCTAGCAATTGCGCAACCAGATCTGTAGTCGACGCGCTCACGGCCTGCTGTCCATCACCACCATCGCCAGGCGAACCGGTGCCTTCTGAAAGCCAGTCGGGGGAGCATTCAAGCGCCCTTGCAAGGGCGAGCAAATTTTTCCCCTTGGCACCATTTGTTCCACTCACCCAAAAGCTGACGGTCGCCTTAGAGACGCCAGTCTGTTTGCTGATGTCGGTAGCGTTGAGGTTGAGCTCCCTCATTCGCGCCGCGAGTCGGTCTTTAAATTCCATATTTAGGATTCTAAACATTTCACTGTTTAGATAACTTGCCTTGTACAGTTAAGAACTCTAAACTCGTCGGAGACACAGGAGTCAATCCATGACCTACGACGAAGCCCTGAAGCATTTCCGTACCGGCCGCGCAATTGGCGATGCGCTGCGTGTAACCGGTAGCCGGGTATCGCAGTGCCGTACAGCGGGCGGCTTCTCGTACCCGATGCAATGCGTTTTGGAAAAGGAGTCTGGTGGGGCACTCATCGCTCGGCGTGAAGACGATCCGGCCGAAACCGAGAAGAACACAGCTGCCTGATCCGCTGAACAAATGATCGCCCACGCGTCGCTGGGCTTCCACGGAAACAAATTTGAGGTTTTACGAATGGAAGATTTCTTGAGAGCCACCCACGCGACTGTCAAGGAAGCGGGTGCGGAAGAACTGGCCGGGAAGATGTGCATGGCTCACGTGAGCCTGCTGCAGCGTTCGAATCCCGACAACGCTGCCCATCACCTGACCATTGAGCACTTGTTCGGGATCCTGCTGCATACCAAAGACATGCGCCCGCTGATGGCATTGGCTGATCAGTTCGGGTTCGAGCTGGTGCCGAAGGTTGCGCCTGCGCCGAAAGAGCTGACCGCTTCGCTAGTGCACGTCGGAAAGGAAGTGGCGGATCTGACCATTGCGATTCATGAGGCGCTGGATGATCAGCACGTATCGGCCAGCGAGAAAGCGGACATTTTGAATGAGATCGGCCAAGTGCGGGACAGCCTCCACCTGCTGGAAAGCTCAGTGAAGGCTGCCTGAATCGCGGGCATAAAAAAACCGCCTGGCAGGGCGGTTCTTTCAACAGCAATAAAACTTGTGGGGCCATTATGAACACGATTGTCGCTCCAAGCAATACGGTCAACATGTCCAGCCGAGAGATCGCTGATCTCACTGGCAAGCAACATCAGCATGTTGCTCGTGACATAAAGCGCATGCTCGCCGACCTGAATTTCAATGCGTCCACTTTTGGACGCATCTATCTCGACGCACTGAATCGTCAACAAACAGAATTTTTTCTCCCGCACGACCTGGTAATCACGCTGCTCGCCGGTTACAGCGCTCCACTTCGATACCGTGTCGTGACACGTTTGCAAGAACTAGAAAAAGTGTCGCGACACGACATAGCAATCCCCAAAACTCTCCCCGAGGCTTTGCGCTTCGCCGCTGAACAGGCTGAGCAAAACCTTCAGCTTCAACAGGTCATTGCCAAGCAGGCGCCGAAGGTTGATGCGCTCAACCGTTTGGCCAAAACGCAGGGCGACGTTTGCATCACCACTGCCGCCCAGATCCTTGGCGTTCGGCCAACCAAGCTTTTCGGATGGCTAAACCAGAACCGGTGGATTCATCGCCGCACCGCGCATTCGAGTTGGGTTGCCTATCAGCCTCGACTGAACAGCGGCTGGCTCAAACACAAGCTCGTCAAGGTTGGTGGCGGTGAAGGGCAGGACATCAAGGTCGTTGAGCAAGTCATGGTCACCCGCGCCGGCATCGTCACGCTGGCTGAACAAATCCAAGGAATCACGCTGTGAGCGTTCAAGCAATGTCATGGGCGCTCGGTTTGCCCACTCAAGTTCTCAAAGACTCCAGCGCTCGGCACGTTCTGCTGTGCCTGGCCAACTATGCCGGCTCGAATGGTACCGGTGCCTTTCCGTCCGCCACCACCCTGGCCGAAGACACAGGCCTGTCTGAGCGCACCGTGCGTTACAAACTGGACGATCTGGAGAAGTCCGGGCTGATCAGGAAGGGCAATCAGGCGATCGCCGCCGTTCACATCGACCGTCATGACCGCCGCCCAGTCGTTTACGACCTTCAACTATATCGGGGTGCAAATACTGCACCCCGTTCTGAGCGGGGTGCAAATGACGCAACGGGGTGCAACTCACAACAGAACGGGGTGCAGCCTGAGACAGAACGGGGTGCAGTGGCTGCACCCAATACGTCAATTAACCATCAGGTAACCGAAGAGCAGCTGCAGCAGCGCGAGATCGATTCCGCTGTCGCCGACCAAGATCAGGCCGCCGTCGAATCGCAAGACGACCGCCAACGCTTCGCCATGTTCGCCACCTGGGATCCGAACGCGAAGGCGCTGTCGGATCAGATCGCAATCGCCGGACTTCCTGCCGATGCGATTCCTGACGCGGCGATCCGGGCGTTCATGGGGTTCTTCGTTGCCAAGCCAGCGACCGTTGATACCTCGGCAGGCTGGTGCTACCGGCTGGTGCAGTGGGTCAAGCGGGAACGCGTCAAAGCTTCGGGGCAGGGCAAGACGCCTGACTTTGATGACACCAGCTGGGCAAACAATCTGGGAGACCTGTGATGGAAAACAAGAAGCCCCGCAGCACCGAGCAACTGCTCAGCACGATGGGTAATCTACCGCCGGTAGCGCTGGTTCAGCCGAAGCAGTTGCCGCCTGGAACCGCAGAGGTCGTGAACGCGTTGTTCAAGGAATTGCAGGCAATTTTCCCGGCTTGGAAACAGGCGTGGCCGGATGATGAATCGCTGAAGGCTGCCAAGCGCAGCTGGATCAAAGCGTTTCTCGTGGCTGGAATCAACCAGCTAGAGCAGATCCGCTACGGACTGCAGAACTGCCGGCAAATCGGTGGTGACTTCGCACCGAGCGTCGGCAAGTTCATCAAGTGGTGCCAGCCAACTCCCGAGATGCTCGGCATCCCATCGCATGACAAGGCCTTTCGTGAGGCGCTGGAGAATTCTCACCCGAGTCGTTTCGGATCGCGCACCTGGTCCCACGCAGCCGTGCGCCACGCCGCGCTGCAATGCGAGATGCACAACCTCGGTGACCTGATCCCGGAAAAGGCCAGCAAGGTTTTCGACCGTGCTTACGACATCACCATTCGCCGCCTCGTCCAAGGCCTCCCGCTCGAGGACATCGCCGTCGGCATTGGCCACGATGGCAGCAAAGCGCCTATCGAGTGGGCAAACGAACTTACCGAGCGAGTAGCTCAGGCGCAGGTGGCGCGGATGGGGATTCCGGCCAACGGCCAGTCGGCACGCGAGCAGCTGCTGCGCCGTCTCGGTCTTACGCCATCGGCTCGGGTCGTTGGGGGTGCTGCCCATGGCTGATTCACGTCTTTTGCCGGTCGATCCTTCGGATTACCGCTACGCCGTTCACAGCTGCGGATACAAGTGGGACTTGACTTGTCTGCCTGACCGCGCCGTCGCGCTGTTTGCTGATTCGGCGGCCGCCCTCCGGTTCGGTCAGTCGATGTGGCCATCCACTTGCGAAGTGATCGACATCACCACGGGGAAGCGGGTATGCGCGTGAGTTCGAGAAAGCTCCGCGCCTCGGCCAATGGCCAAGAGTGCACCGTCCGGATGCCGGGCATCTGCAATTACAACCCAGAAACCACCGTCCTTGCGCATCTGCCATGCGGGCAGAAGGGCATGGGCATGAAGGGCTTCGACACCGTCGCGGTGTACGCCTGCAGCGCATGCCACGACGTCATCGACGGCCGCGCCGCCGGCGACATCGATTGGCAGGACATGCCGCGCGCCATTGCCGAAACCCACGAAGGCCTGATCCGGGCCGGAATTCTCACCGTAAAGGGGGCCGCATGATCGCCTTTCTGGAAAACAACCTGGTTCATTTTTACCTTGGCTTCATGCTGATCGTTTTCGGCGGAACCCTTTGGGGCATTCGTCGCGTGACTCGCCGCGGGCGCATCGTGCGTGGTGAGCGCGTATGAAGCCCGCCGCCATGAGGCTGTTCAAGGCTAAGCCTGTGCGGGCCAAGCGCGTCGATCGTGAAGGTCTCGAGCAGGCCGCGCTGATCGACGAGCTCCGACTTCGGATGCCGGAAGTCGCCGAATTGATTTATCACGTCCCCAACGGTGGGCACCGCCTGAAGAAGGTGGCGGCCGATCTGAAGGGGCAGGGCGTCGCCGCGGGCGTTCCTGACCTGGTGCTGACCATGGCGCGCGGTGGTTATTTCGGTCTGTACATCGAATTCAAGGCGACACCGCCGAATTCCGCCGCCGTCTCCGACAGTCAGCACAAGTGGATTCGTAAACTGAACGATCAGGGCTACCTCGCCATCGTCTGCCGGGGTCACTTTGATGCAATGGAACAGATCCGCGCCTACCTTCGACTCGCACCTACAGTGGTGGCTGCATGAAGCTTGTGGACAACCAGCACATTCAATCGGAAGCCATGAAACGGATTGGGTTTCCCAGGAGCATGGATGCAGCAAGCCTGACAACCGCGAATTTCGACCGGTTGCTGCGGCAAATGGATGATCTCAAGGCTTCGGCCGGCCCGTTTCAAAATGTAGTGATCTGCGTGGATTGCCTGAAGGTCCATGACTGCCCATTTGACGCCAAGTTTGAAAACTCGTTTTCCCACCGCCGAGTATGTGGACATTGCGGAAGTCGCGCCGGCTTTCGAGATGTTCTCGGGCGCTGGATATCGTTTGCAAGACCTTGGGCAATATGGACTTGGGGTAGCGGCTGCTGGGCGTTTGATTTCTGCACTGAGGCGAAACCGTGAGTACCGCCGCGGTGAAGATCACCGAAGCCGAGATCAAGCGTCAGGCCGCCGGCACCGCGCAGGACGTGCGCGACCTCGAAAACAAAGGCCTGTATCTGCGATTCAACAAGGCCCGCACCGGTGGTTCGTGGTACCTGGTATTGAAAGGCGCGTGGAATCAGATCGGCACCTTCCCCGAGCTGACCCACAAGCAGGTCGTCGCGGCGCTTCCGTCGCTTCGCCTGCGTCTGGCCGCCGGCGAAGGTGTTGCCTTGTCGAAGTGGGGTAAGGTCGGCGAGCTGCTGGACTGGTTTGCCGACCGCATGGCGCGCGACCGCAACCTCTCGACCAAGCGGAAGGGCACGGGCGCCTCGCTCATCAAGTGCCACCTGAAGCCGCGCCTTGGTGAGCAGTCGCTGACCGGCATCGACAAAGCCACGCTCGATACCCTGCTGATGTGGCCACTGCAAGAGACAGTTTCCATCGACTACGTGCGTTCAGCTTTCCAGTTGCTGGCCTTGGCATTCCGGCAGGCGGCCAAGCTGGGGATGATCACGTCCAACCCGATGGCGGCGATCCGGTTCAACGACTTCTCAAAAGCAAAGGTTGGCATCAAGCCGTCCAGGCTGCGCGGGGTTCAGTTGGAAGGCCTGCTGCAACAGTTGGCCGAAGTCATGCCCGTCGCGCCGCTGGATTCGATGCTGGCTCTGATGATGTTGTGCCATGGCACTCGGATCGGCGAAACCCGCATGGCGCTTTGGTCGCACATCAGCCTGGCCGAGCGCGAATGGTTCATCCCGGCCGAGAACACAAAAACCGGTGTCGAGCATCACCTGCCCCTGACCGAGCAAGTGTGCACGCTGCTGACCCGATACCGCGAAGGCCAGTTCGCCCGGGGCTATGAGGGCCAGTGCCTTTTCCCGGCGCGCAACGGCAAGGCACTGGGCGAGGCTCAAGGTTGCGCTGTGTTCCGGCGGCTGGGGCAAGGCGAGTGGACCAGTCACGATCTTCGCAAGGTGGCCCGCACCGGTTGGGCAGACCTTGGCATCGATCACCTGATTGGTGAGCTGCTGATCAACCACGCGATGGGCCACAACGTGAAGGTTTACATCCAGTCGGACGTGATGAGCCGCAAGCGGGATGCCCTTGAACAGTGGCACGCACATCTAGATCAGAAAGGTTTTTCGGCTATTCACGGATTGACCGGCTTTAGATTTGAAGATTCCGGTAATTCGCTGCAAGCCACAGACCATAAGGCCTGCAAGGCCATTGAAGAAACAACCATAGGCGAGGTTTAAAAATGATGATTTTGCTCAATCCGGCCACTGGCCTCGCTGTAAATCCAACCGAAATCAGCACGATGATGATCGAGCGAATCCCGCTGCTCCGCCTTGTCATCACGATGAAGGGAGGCTTCGAACTCCAGATCCGCAGCTGCCCAGCCGAGGGTGTCAACGTCGAGCAGTTGCACAAAAAGTTGCTGGAGGCCGTATGAAGAAGTCCCGCGGATCGCTCCAGAAGCGTGAGCTGAAGTTCATCATCGAGTGCAATGTCTGCTACGGGAAAGGCGAAAGGCTCGGACTTTTCCACTACATCGAGTGTGATCATTGCCTGGGTTCTGGGTGGGTATGCGGGCACACGCTCCAAACCCTGCCATTGAGCGATGTTGTGCCGGTGCTCAATTCGCGATTGAAAGAAGCACTCGCTGAGATTGCTAAGGCCCGGCAAGTAATCGGCGGCGCCCACGAACAATACGAGCAGAACAACCGCCGCGGTGCCGGCGCATCGAATTACACGGGGGATTGAGCGATGGGCATTTATAAAGACGTGATGGGCACCCTGGTACGCGTACTGGCCGCCGANNGACAAGTTCGATTACGACTGCTGCTTATATGCGCTGCTTCACCAGCAGCTCGCTCCCGCGCAGTGGGACGTCCTGGTAGCGAAATATTCGACCCACAAGGCCAATAAGGTCGCCGCGATCGGTCGTCTGGTTTCGCGAATGACGTCTCCAGCGCCCGAGCTGTTCATTTACAAAGCGCTCACGGCCTGGGCTATCCCGAAGCTGAAGGGCGTCCAGTCGGGCAAGCGTTCAACCGATATGATCGTGCTGCCGGCCGAATTCTACGACATGAATACTTGGGATCTGGCTGGCTCCCCCGAGCGGACGCGACGCAACTGGCGCAGCGGAATCCACAAGCGCCTTGAGCAGTTGGAGGAGGCTGCGGTGATCCATTCCACCGAGATTTTCGAACGGGAAGAAATCTTTGTAGATGCCGCTTGACCGTGATGGCCAATTGGCCGTAAATTAACCCCATCATGTCGATCTTGCGCGTTATGAGAGACGACACACGAAGCCCCGCCACCGAGCGGGGCTTTTTCGTTTTTGGGCTTTGCCCAGGCCTTGGCAGGCCTCTTTTATTGATGGAGCGGCACATGGCTGAGCCGAGCACTGGCGCACTCGCTGTAACTGGTGTGGTTGCCAGCCTTGGCTTGGGTGCAGCTTTCCCCCAGATTGACCTGTCGGCACTTGTTGGAGCATTCGGCGGAGCGTTTCTCTTCGTCGTGGCAGCGGACGCCATGCCAACGTGGCGCCGTATCGGTTACCTCTTCGCCGGCTGGATCGGCGGTTATTTCGGCTCTGCCGAACTCTTGGGGCTCACCTGGACCAAAACAGCCGGATTCAGTGGGTTCGTCTGTGGCGCAATTTGCGTGGCAGTCGCGACCGGCATTCTTGAATGGATGCACACAGGCGTGATGCCGCGCTGGCTGCAATGGTTCTTCCGCCTCCGGGCACGGAAGGAGAGTTAAATGGCTGCTGTCATTCAGGCCGCGCTATGTGCGGTCATCTTTACCATGATCGGGTTGCGCTACAGCCCATATCCAAACTCCCGCTACAAGCTCTCGATCTCACTGATTGCATGGGCTGCATGCGCCGTCACTGGCATGCAGTGCGTAAGCCTGGTCGGCCGTATGGTGATCGAGGGTGAGTTCGCTGATGCGTCGTGGTTCAACACGGCGTTCTATGGGTTGGCCGCCGTTCTGGTTTGGCGTGCCCGTGGCAACGTTGCCCGTATCGTTCAGGTGGATTGATATGCCACTCAGGCCCCAGAAGCCATGCACCGCGCTTGGCTGCCGGGCGCTGACCCGCAATGCCCGTTACTGCGATGACCATGCCGAACTGGCGAAGGCTGCGGCAGCCAAGCGCGTCGATGCTCAGAGAGAGAGCAGCACGCAGCGTGGCTACGGGTACAAATGGCAGAAGGCGAGCAAAGGCTTCCTCATCAAGCACCCGCTGTGCGCTGAGCATGATCGGCGCGGCGAGGTCGTGGCTGCGACAGAGGTGGATCACATCGTCCCTCACAAGGGCGACATGACCCTGTTCTGGGATCGCAGCAACTGGCAGTCGCTGTGCCATAGCTGCCACAGCACGAAGACGGCTTCGGAAGACGGTGGTTGGGGCAATCCAAGGCGGTAGTCGTGCGAAATGCACGGAAATTGGCCAAATGATAAGGATTCTCATCCAGAGGAGTGGGGGAGGGTCAAAAGTCGGGGGCTTTTTGCTTCTAGACCGTCCGCCCAGCCTTTTTCTTACGCCCGCGAAATTAAAAAATCAGGAGTTGCGCGATGGGAGGCACCGCCACGGTCGCCGGCCGTGGTCGCAAACCCAAGCCAACGGCCAAGAAAGCACTGGCCGGTAATCCCGGCAAGCGTGCGCTGAACACGTCCGAGCCGCAGTTTTCAGAAATCACAAAAGACATCGATCCGCCCGAGTGGATGAGCGATATCGCCGCCACCATGTGGAAGATGGTTGTCCCGGAATTGCTCCGCGAACATGTCATCGCCTTGACCGACCTTCACAACGTGGAGGCTTTTTGCACTGCGTACAGCAAGTGGCGGATGGCCGAAGACTCTGTCCAGCAGTTCGGCATCGTGGTGACTTCCGCCATGGGTAGCCCGATGAAAAACCCAGCACTGACCGCTGCCAACGAGGCGATGCGGCAGATGGTGACCTTTGGGTCGATGCTCGGTCTGGATCCGTCCAGCCGCTCGCGCCTCATAGGCGGGAACAAGGAAAAACAAACCAATGAATTCGCCCAACTACTGAGATCCTAAATGGCCAAGTCCCCTACGCCGAACGTCGACAAGGCGACGGCTTGGGGACGGTCGGTTCTGCGTGGGAAGGTGCCGGCATGCCGGTATGTTCACCAAGCGATCCAGCGGCACTTCGATGACCTGGCTGCCAGTCGCAAGCGAGGATTTCGCTACAAGTTCGATGCCGCCAAGGCTGAGAAAAAGCTCAAGCTGATCCAGCTGCTTCCCCACACGAAGGGCGAATGGGCGTTCAAGCGGCAGCTCATCACCCTTGAGCCGTGGCAGTTGTTCGGCCTTGCTGTCACCTTCGGGTGGGTAAAGAAGAAGGGCGGTCACCGCCGTTTCCGTGAAAGCTACTGGGAAGTGCCGCGCAAAAACGGCAAGTCTGTGGTAGCGGGCGGTGTGGGCATCAGCATGTTCGTTGCCGACGGTGAGTTCGGCGCCGAGGTCTACGCCGGCGCCACCACTGAGAAGCAAGCATGGGAGGTTTTCCGGCCTGCCAAGCTGATGGTCAGCAAGTCACCGATGCTCATCCAGGCCGCCGGCATCGAGGTCAACGCCTCGAACATGAACATCCCGTCCGACTTCAGCCGGTTCGAGCCGTTGATCGGCAACCCTGGCGACGGCGCCTCACCGAGCTGCGCCATTGTCGACGAATACCACGAACATCCGACCTCGGCTCAGTACGACACCATGCTCACCGGCATGGGCGCCCGCCGGCAGCCGCTGATGTTCATCATCACCACGGCCGGTGCGGATATCGAAGGCCCTTGCTACGACAAGCGTCGGCAAGTGATCGAGATGCTCGAAGGCACGGTGCCGGACGACGAGCTGTTCGGCTGGATATGGACGCTGGACGAGGGCGATGACTGGACCGATCCGAAGATGCTGGCCAAGGCCAACCCCAACCACGGGGTGTCTGTATTCCAGGAGTATCTGGAAAGCCAGCAGGCGCGCGCGATCCGATCGGCAAGGTTCACCAATACGTTCAAAACGAAGCACCTCAATCTCTGGGTGAGCGCCAAAGCCGGCTTCTACAACATGGAAAGTTGGAAGGCGTGTGAAGACACGACACTGACGCTTGAGCAGTTTGAAGGTCAGGAATGGATCGCCGGCTTTGACCTGGCGCGCAAACTGGATATGAACTCGCGCGCCAGATTGTTCTGGCGCGTGATCGATGGGAAGACGCATTACTACAGTGTCGCGCCAAAATTCTGGGTGCCAGAAGACACTGCGTTCAACAGCGACAACAAGCGCATGTCGGAACGCTTTCAGGCGTGGATCAACTCTCGGCACCTCGATGTAACGGAAGGCGCCGAGATTGATTATCGGGAGATCCTTGAGGACACCAAAGAAGCCAACCATCAGGCGCCTATCCGAGAGTGTCCGATCGACCCATTTGGTGCTTCCGGTCTGATGCATGATCTTGATGACGAAGGCTTCAGCCCGATCACCATTACCCAGAACTACACCAACATGTCGGACCCGATGAAGGAGCTTGAAGCCGCCATCGAGTCGGGTCGGTTTCATCACGACGGCAACCCGATCATGACCTGGTGTGTCAGCAACGTCATTGGCAAAAATTTGCCGGGAAACAATGACGTCGTTCGACCGATCAAGCAGGGCGATGACAATAAGATCGACGGTGCAATTGCACTGATCATGGCGATCGGCCGGGTCATTGTTTTGGCCGGCGACAACAGCGGGAACATCAGCGATTTCTTCTCCAAACCAATCATCGTTGGATAACTGACCATGGAAACAGGCCTGATCCTATTTATTGCCGTGGCCGTCGTCGCGTTCTGCCTTATCGCCGCTGGAGTGTTTGTTCTCGCTGGGCTCGGCTGGGCGTTGGTGGCGGGCGGCGTTTCCTTTCTGATTGCGGCAGGATTCATTCGTAAGGGGTTGACCGGTGGATAGATCCCTCAAGGCAGTTTTGCGGCAAGCGCTGCACAAGTCTGCTGAACCTGGACTGATGAAGTCCTCGCTCGCCGGCTGGGTGGGGCGCCGTATCGGGCTTGGGGATGCTTCGTTTTGGAACGGTTATTACGGCACCGATTCGGCATCTGGCAAAACCGTGAGTCAGCAAACAGCCCTGCAGTTATCCACTGTTTGGGCCTGTGTGCGATTGATTGCAGAAACTTTGGCCACGCTGCCGATCGCTCTGTACGAGGATCAAAAAGGCGTACCAGTAGTGGCCAGCGCGCATCCGGTTCACCGGGTGATTAGCGTTCAGCCCAATGCTGACCAGACACCCGTCGAATTCTGGGAGTGCGTGGTGGCCAGCCTCTTACTAGCTGGTAACAGCTTTAACGAACCCACCCGGGTGGGGAAAGACGTTTCGTCTCTCGAGTTCTTATTACCGCAGTCTGTCTCGCCGCCGCGTCGGCTGAGTGACGGCTCAATCGAGTACCGATTCATAGATAGCGACGGGAAATCGCACACGCTGCTTGATGAGCAAATGATGCACACCCGCGGTTTCGGCACAGATCCGCTGTGCGGATTGAGCCCTCTCGCGATGGGGCGAAACGTGTTCGGCGCAGCTATGGCTGCGGATGAGTCGGCGAGCAAGATGTTCGCCAACGGGATGAAGTTGGGTGGTGTACTTTCGACTGACCAGATCCTGAACAAAGCACAGCGCGAAGACATTCGTGAGGACATGGCCGCGAAGTTCGCCGGAGCGGTCAACACCGGTAAAACAATGGTGCTCGAAGCGGGAATGAAATATCAGCAGGTGTCGATGACACCTGAGGATGCCCAGATGCTGCAGACGCGCGCGTTCAACGTCGAGGAGATTTGCCGTTGGTTTCGTGTTCCACCATGGATGGTTGGACACACCTCGAATAGCACCAGCTGGGGGACTGGCATGGAGCAGCAAATGCTCGGTTTCCTCAGTTTCACGCTGTTGCCGTGGATGAAGCGCATCGAGCAAAGCATTAATCGGCGCTTGCTTCGGCCTGATGAGCGCCGGCGCTTCTACGCGAAGTTCAATCCAGAAGGCTTACTTCGAGCCGACAGTGCAGCCCGCGCAGCTTTCTACAGTTCGATGACGCAGAACGGGATCTACACCCGCGACGACTGCCGCATAAAAGAGAATCTGGCGCCTCACGGTGGGAACGCCGCGAAGCTCACCGTGCAATCGAACATGCTGCCGATCGACAAGCTTGGAGAAGGCGCAGGCGATGCTCAGCAAGCGCGATCAGCGCTCATTGATTGGCTCAACGACAAGCCAAAAGGTAATTCTGAATGAACCGAAAAGACCAATCGGTGGCGGTGAAATACCGTTCATTCGACTATGACGTGAAGGCTGTCGGCGACGACGGCCTTTTTTCTGGCTACGGATCAGTGTTCGGTGTTGTCGACAGTTACAACGAGGTTGTGGCGCCTGGGGCTTTCCTCGAATCCATCGCGGATGCAAAGGCTAAAAGCCGGACGTTTCCGGTTTTGTGGCAGCACCGTACGGGCGAGCCGATCGGCAGCTGGGATATCGAGAGTCTGAAAGAGGATGACCGGGGCTTGTTCGGTTCCGGCGACCTTTGGCTGGCGGACGCACCATATGCCCGCATTGCTTTGCGTGGAATGCAGTCGCGCTCCATCACTGGCTTGTCGATCGGGTACTACGTTCGCGATTCAAAGTTCGACGAAAAGACGCGTATTCGAACGCTGACAAAACTCGACCTGGTGGAAATCTCAATCGTCACTGTGCCGGCCAACGACGAGGCACGTACCGACACTATCAAATCGAAGCTTGCCCATGGCGGCCTGCCTTCGATGCCCGAATTTGAGCTGCTCCTGCGCGAGGCAGGCTTCTCGAAAACTCAATCTGCGGTGATTGCCAATCGCGGGTTGCAGCATTTGCTCCGGAGCGAGTCCGCGGGCGACCTGGCAGAACTTGAAATATTCGAGGCGTTGAAGTCACGCCCGGCACTGTCTCTCCCATCGTTTTGAGGATTCACCATGCATAACGCAATGAGCAACGAGGCTCGCGCCGAAAGCCGCCAGATGCAGCGCAAAGAGCACGCCAACGACCAGGTCCAGCTGAAGGCTGTTAACGATCTGCTGGATCAGCGCGACAAGGAAATCAAGGCATTCGCCGAGAAGGCCAGTCAAGAAATCAAAGAGCACGGCACCATCCTGAATGATACCAAGACCGTCCTCGACGGCCTGGTGAAGGATGGCCTGGGCCTGCAGGATCGCCTTCAGGATCTCGAACAGAAGATGGCGCGCCGCTTTGCCGCCAATGATCCTATCGAGCTCAAGTCTGCGGGCGAAGAACTGTCCGAGTCCGAAGACTTCAAGGCTCTGCAAACTCGTGGTCGCGGTATTGTCCGGATTGGGCGAAAGGCGGTGACCAACATCACCAGCGCTACCACCGGTACCGGCGGCGTGGGCGTCGGCATTCAACCGACTCGTGTGCCTGGGATCATCACCGAGCCTGAGCGACAGTTCACCATTCGTGACTTGATCATGCCGGGCCGTACCGATTCCAGTTCGGTAGAGTTTGTACAGGAAACCGGCTTCCAGAACATGGCCGCTCCTCAAGCTGGCGAAGGTGCTGCAAAGGCTCAGTCGGATATCTCGTTCGGCTTGAAGACCGCCAAAGTGACCACGATCGCGCACTGGTTCCGCGCCTCCAAGCAGGTGCTGTCGGACATTCCTCTGCTGCAGAGCTATATCAACGGGCGCGCGATCTACGGTCTGAAATACAAGGAAGAAGAGCAGCTAATTGCGGGTGACGGCACCGGCCAGAACCTGCTGGGCCTGATTCCCCAGGCAACCGCATTCAACGATGCCCTGCGCAAGGCCGGCGACACCAAGATCGACACCCTGCGCCGAGCCATCCTGCAGGTCCGCATCGCAGAGTACCGCGCCTCGGCCATTGCCTTGAACCCTGTGGACTGGGCCGATATCGAGCTGACCAAGGACGCTAATGGCTCCTACATTTGGGTCAACGTCCAGGAAGGCGGCGCGCAGCGCCTCTGGAAGTTGCCGGTGGTCGACAGCAATGCCGTCCCTGAAGGCGAGTTCCTGGTAGGCGCAATGAACATCGCTGCCCAAGTGTTCGATCGGGAGGAAGCGGCAGTCGAGGTTTCCACCGAAGACGGCGACAACTTCCGCACCAACATGGTCACCATCCGTGCCGAGGAGCGTCTGGCGCTGGCCGTGTACCGTCCCGAGTCCTTCGTTCACGGCGAGTTCGAAGACCCAACGCCGTAACCGCGGTTCCTTCCTTTCACTGATCAGGAGCGCGCCCGGGCGACCGGGCGCGATGCGCCATGCCAGAGATTCAACTGACAACCAAAAAGGGATTCCTCGATGGGCATGTTTATGCCAAGCGCGGGTCCACGATCACCGCTGATGAGTTCCGGGCGGCTGAACTTCACCGGCTTGGCCTCGTCGAGGACTACGGCGCGAACGCGGCGCCGGAGCCCGAAAACAAGAAAGCGCCGGAAGCTGAAAACAAATCAGCTCCGAAGCCCAGCACCAAGAAAAAGGCCGAGTAACTATGAGCGTCATCAGCATCGAACTGGCAATGAAGCACCTTCGAGCGGAATCCGAGGATGTCGAAGACGTACAGTCGAAGCTTGATAGTGCTGAAACCGCTGCCCAGAAGTTCTTGCAGCGGCGGTTCTATTCCGACGCTGCGGCCTTGGCTACTGCGCGCGCTGGCGTCCCAGCTGCGCGCCTCGCTGCTCGCACGGCATACCAATTGGCCGTCACGGCTGCGGAAGCTGTTGAAAACTGGGACGACCGCTGCGCTGCCCTTACGGATGCAGAGTTTGTGTTCTCAGAGGCTTTGCGAGATTGCACGGCAGTCGCTCGCGGCATGGTCATAAACAAATCGATCGTCGCGGCTTGCCTGCTAACGCTTGGCCATTTATGGATGAGCCGAGAGGACACCGTGACCGGGATCAATACTTCGTCGGTGATTGAACTACCACTCGGTTCGAGATCGCTACTGCAACCCGACAGAATTGATATGGGGGTTTGAATGGCATATCGCGAACCTGGCGCCGGTGAGCTCAATAAGCACGTCACGCTGCGCCGCCGGGATGATACCCCCTCTGCGGACATGGGCCTGGAGTCGCTGTTCTCGGAGCTCAACCCGCGATGGGCAAAAATTGAGCCTGTAGGTTCGGCCGTCTACACAGACAGCGCACAGACCGACAACAAGATCACCCACCGGATATTCCTCCGTTTTCGCACTGGTATCACGACGGCCTACGAAGTGGTTCATCAGAAAACCCTTTATAGGGTGAAGCGTGGATTCGATATGAACGGCCGTGGTCGATTCGTTGTGCTGGAAGTCGAGGAACTCGGCATGATCAACCCGGGTGGAGTCATCTATGTCTAACTCAGCGTCTATAGACGGCTACCTGCACGTCGAGGGATTCGACAACTTCCAGAGGGACGCCTTCGACAAGAGGAAGATTCGCGCCGGGATGCGCAAGGTCGGCTTGTTGATCGTGCAGCGCGCCCAGATGAACTTGGTGCTGGGCAAAGGGCAGGTCGGCTACCCGGTGAATCGCACCGGCGCTACAGTCGAGTCCGTAACCTACAAGGTTTCCCGATCGGGATTCCTTGTGCGTATCTCTCCGACCAAAACTTCGGCGATGGAAGAGTTTTATCCGGCGTATCTGCACTACGGTGTGAAGAAGGGCAGAAAACTGGGAAAGCTTGCGCCGGGGCAGGGGAAAGGAAAATCCAACCGCCGCGCGCGAGGCGAGCGGGCTGCAGCGATGGCTGAGCGTGCCGCCGGTGAATGGCGGATCAAGCCACGCGACAACTACATGGCCGACGCATTGCAGGATTCGGCTTCGCAAGTTCAATCGATCCTCTCTACCGCATTCGCAAACGCGCTAAGGTGACGAACTAGCACACCTAAGATAGGCTGGCGCTTTGATGACAGGAAGTTGCTTATGAAATCGGTGTTCAGATTTTTATGCGCAGGCGCGATTTTTTTTGCAGTGAATGCTGCTGCCGCCGAGCCCCAGCGCGAAGCGCCAAGTGCCGCGATCGACCGTATCACGCTGATTTATATGAACCACGACGTTTACCCAAGCGGCGCCGTTGAATGTAATGCGAAGGTAATTGGATCGCGCTCAATGGTGGGGTGTTGGAACGTCACGCTGAATGGGAAGAGTGCACCGCATATCTGGCTTTACGAGGCGGCGGTATTTAAGTCAGTCAACGGTAGTGCTCGCCAATTAGCTCAGGGTAAATTCTCAAGGGAGCCCGACGTCGCGGCGTTAACGCTCCCTTTGCCTGCCGACATTGATGTAGCAGCCGCACTGGAAATATTCAAAAGCAGATAACCTCTCATTTATTAAAACCTCGCATTAAGCGAGGTTTTTTTTGCCCGAGATTCGAACTTTGAAATTGAATCCTATCGTTGCCCATCTGCGGCTGACGTGCCCGACCTTTGCCGGTCGAATAGCGGGCGGCATCGACTGGGACGCTGTCGTTGAAAGCGCTCAGCTTGAATTGCCAGCCGCTTATGTGATCGCCACGGCGGATGCGGCTACCCCCAGCAGGGCGCAAAACATGGTCATTCAGGACATCACGGACCAGTTCAACGTGGTTATCGTGCTGAAGACATCGGATGAACGCGGCCAGGCCGACAACGACCTTTTGCACGACATCCGCGCTGAGCTCTGGCGCGCTCTTGTTGGCTGGATACCAGGGCCCGAATACACGCAAATCGAATACGGGAAGGGCGCCTTACTGCATATCAGCCGGGCGCGGGTGGTTTACCAGTTCACCTTCTTCTCCGAATTCCAGCTCGGCCGCAATCGCCCAGACCAGCCGCCCGAGACATGGCAGGAGTGGGAGCTCGACGGCTTGCCAGGGTTCACCGGCGCGACCATCAACATGGACTGCATTGATCCTGCAGATCCCAACCTGAAACGACTTGGCCCTGACGGGCGCATTGAAGTTGCATTCACTGGAGACGTAACACCATGACCAAGCGCATCACTGTGGTGCCGGCCGCTGGCCGCTCTGTGCCCGATCCGGAGGCTGGCGACCTGTTGCCCGTTGAAGGTCGGGAGGTTCCTGACAACGCCTGGTGGCGTCGCCGCCTCGCTGACGGAGATGTCAGAACCAAAAATGTCGAAGCACCATCCACCAAAGCCGGCAAAACGGCGCTGATCGAGGAAGGCAAATAATGGCCATCGGATTCAGCAACATTCCCGCCGATATCCGAGTGCCGCTGTTCTATGCGGAGATGGATAGCTCGGCGGCAAACAGCGCTTCGAGCGCGATGCGCCGTCTCATCGTTGCGCAGGTCAATGACGACGCCGAGAGCGAAAGCATCGGCAAGCTGGTGCTGGTCTCCAGCCTCGCGATTGCCAAGAGCATTGCCGGTCAAGGCTCGATGCTCGCCGCGATGTACGAGACCTGGCGCAAGGTCGATCCGATTGGCGAGGTCTGGTGTCTGCCGCTGCAAAATGAAACCGGCGAATCCGCTTCGACAACCATCACCATCACCGGTGCTGCTACCGAGGCCGGGCTGCTGAACCTGTACATCGGCGGCGTGCGCGTCCAGTCGGTGGTTGCATCGGCGGCAACCCCGACGATTGCTGCCGCTGCCTTGGCCGTGAAGATCAACGCCACACCAGACCTGCCCGTCACCGCGACGGCCGCTTCTGGCGTGGTGACGCTGACCTGCAAATGGACCGGTGAAAGCGGCAACGATATCAGCATTCAGATGAATCGCCTCGGCAAGTCCAACGGTGAATCCACCCCTGCTGGCTTGACCGTGGTCACCACGGCGATGACTGCGGGCGCTGGCGCGCCGGATGTGGTCGATGCGATCGCTGCGCTGGGTGATGAGCCCTTCGAATTCCTGTGCCAGCCATGGTCGGACACGACCACGCTGAATGCCTGGAAGGATGCGATGGACGACAACACCGGTCGCTGGAGCTGGGCAAAACAGTTGTTCGGCCATGTTTACACCGCCAAGCGCGGCACCATCGGCACGCTGGTGGCCGCCGGGCAGGCGCGCAACGATCAGCACATGACTATTCAAGGCGTCGAACCCGGGGTGCCTCAACCGGTATGGGTGGTGGCGGCATCGCTCGCGGCACGCACTGCGGTTTTCATCTCTGCTGATGCCAGCCGTCCAACGCAGAGCGGCAGCATGCCAGGTGTCGATCCGGCTCCCGCCAGTGACCGCTTCACTCTGACCGAACGCCAGTCGCTGCTGAACTACGGCATTGCCACTGCGTACTACGAAGGCGGTTACGTCCGCATCCAGCGCTCGATCACCACCTACCAGAAGAACGCCTTTGGGCAAGCCGACAACTCGTACCTGGACAGCGAGACCATGCACCAGTCGGCGTTCATCGTCCGCCGCATGCAGAGCGTCATCACCAGTAAATACGGCCGGCACAAGCTGGCGAGCGATGGCACCCGTTTCGGCGCCGGCCAGCCAATCGTCACCCCGTCGACGATCCGCGGCGAACTGATCGCCCAGTACGCCAAGC